TCATTGAGAACATTGCCCCAGAAGAGTTTTTAATAGAAGCCCAGGCAAAGAACCTTAAAGACGTAAACTTCTGTGCCCACCGCACCAAGAAGACTATCAGCGAACTCCGGCTGATGGGCTACGATGAGTCTAAGATCGACAAAATAGGTGAGCACAATGATGTTGACCTAGATACTGATGCAGAGGTCCTCTCTCGCTTCGAGAACATAGGCAATGGCCGTGGGTTTGACTCAGACGGCTATCAGGACCAGGTGCGGACTGTGATGGTCTACGAAGCCTACATAATGTTAGACGTAGACGCGACTGGTGAAGCCGAGCTGTACCGAGTAGTAAAAGCAGGAAACGTACTGCTAGAAAAAGCTAAGGCTACAAGGCGTCCTTTTGTAACCTTCTGTCCCCTGCCCGTCCCACATACGTTCTATGGTAACAACTACTCGTCAAAAGTTATTGCTACTCAGAATGCTAGGACTGTGTTGACCCGGTCTATACTAGACCACGCAATGATCACCAACAACCCACGCTACACAGTCCTCAAGGGTGGTCTAACTAACCCTCGGGAACTGATTGATAATCGCGTAGGCGGTCTGGTCAATGTGACTCGGCCTGATGCTATCTCACCGATGCTACAGGCACCACTGAACCCCTTTATCTTCCAGACTATCAGTATGTTGGATGAGGACAAAGAAGATACCACTGGTGTATCCAAGATTAGCCAGGGCCTAAATAAAGATGCCCTAAGCCAGCAAAACTCAGCCGCTATGGTTGAGCAGCTGGCCACCATGTCCCAGCAGCGTCAAAAGATAATCGCTAGGAACTTTGCGTCACAATTTGTGAAACCACTGTTCCAAGAGGTTTACCTACTATGCGTTGAAAACGAGAATCAGGACAAGATAGTTGAGCTATCTGGGAAGTATGTACAGGTCAACCCTCGTGCTTGGAAGGAAAAACGTGATGTCACTATAGAGATGCACCTGGGTTATGGAGAGCAGCAGAAAGAGGCTGAGAAGTACCTGCAACTACATGCAATGCTCTCAGCAGATCCAAACCTAAGTGTAATGTATCAACAGGACAACCAGTACGAGCTCGCTAAGAAAATCATGACCATGTCAGGTATTAAGGATGTCGATACTTACCTCACAAACCCAGAGGAGCTTCCAGAGCCACAACCAGATCCAGCTGAAGAAATGCAGAAACAAATGCTACAGAAGCAATTGGAGCTGCAGGAACGTCAGACTGCCGTTGGCGAGATGAAGCTAGAAATGGAAATGCAGATGGCTGAGATGAAGAACGAAATTGAGCGTATGAAACTCGAGAATCAGCTAGCAATAAGTAGCGACCAACTGGACCACAAAGAAGATCAATTGGAGCATAAGAAAGATATGAACATAGCGGAGCTGGTCCTGGCACAACAGGCCGACGAAGTCACCGCTATTGCATCACCAAATGGCTAGAGATAGTCAGGAACCACAGCCCACTTCGGTGGGCTTTTTTGTATGTGTCTTAAGGAGACGAATCAACGATGAAGACAGAAGAGCAGCTAGTAAACGAAGGGATGGCAGCTGAGGCATTACTTAAAAATGAAGCCTTTAACTCAGTAGTAAACGACCTGGTAGATATTACCTTTCAGTCATTTGCTACATCCAGCCCAACAGAAAACGATAGCCGCGAAGGTGCTTACCAGAACTACAAAGCCCTGGTCGATATTGTTAACACCCTGAAGCAACGAGTCGCAATACGCGATGACATTAATGAGAGAGCAAGCGAAAGCCGCTCAGAAGAGGAATAAGGATCATGTCAGATTTTGATAACGTCCAAGATGAACCCACTTCGGAATACCACGGTCTCGACTCTGTCGATGATGCAGTGGACGCAATTCTTGGAAATTGGGATGACCCTGATGAAGATCAGGTATCTGAACAGTCTCAGGAGGGAACAGAAGAAGACACCGAGGAGACAGGTGACGATTCTGAAATAGAAGAAAGCGAAGGTGAAGAAGAAGATCAAGAAAGTGAGGACCCTGAAGAAGAAAACGAAGAGTCAGAAGACGCCGATGAGGACCAAGAAGAACAGGTAGAAGAAATTAACCTGGACGAAGATACCTTGGTAGAAATCACTGTCGATGGCGAAGCGAAGCAGGCATCCATAAAAGACTTGAAACGACTCTATGGCCAAGAGCAATCTTTAACTCGTAAGTCTCAAGAGACAGCAGCCCAGAAAAAACAGGCCGAAGAGTCTCTGCAAAAATCAACAGCAACACTACAGGCAATGATTACTCGTGCCGAAGAACGCTACAAGCCATATGCAGAAGTTGACATGCTCCTTGCGAGCAAACAAATGTCTGCCGATGACTTTGCTGCGCTCCGGGCAGAGAGTAAAGCAGCGCAAGATGACCTGAAGTTTCTAACTGAAGAGTCGGATCAACTGACAGGTTACGCTCGAGAGCAACTTGCACAACAGCAGCAAATCGCTGCGAAAGAATGTGTAAAAGTTCTCCAAGCTGAACTCCCAGACTGGTCAAACTCTATGTACAACGATATCTGTCAATATGCGATATCACGGGGACTACCAGAAGCTGAGGTTAACCAATTTACAGACCCGACTGTGATCATGCTTTTAAACAAAGCCAGGTTATATGACCAAAGTAAAAAGGTTGCCACTGTAAAGAAATCTACAGCAGCTAAGAAAATCTTACGTTCAAAGAAAGCGCCTTTGACAAAGTCAGATGTCAAAAGACAGAAGGCTAAAGCAACCCAGGACAAGTTGAAAAACAGTGCGTCCAGGGGTAGTGATCTTGATGATATTGCAGCGGCGATTATGTCTAACTGGGAATAATCATTTTAATTTTCAAAAGGTAATTTCAACATGGCTACATTACAAACCTATACCGTTGTTGGTATGGCTGAAGACGTTTCTGCAACTATCGCAAACATCTCTCCAACGAGCACACCATTTCAAAGCAGCATTAAGTCAGAGAAAGTTCACGCTCGTACATTCGAGTGGATGGAAGATTCAATTCGTGCGGCAGGTACCAATGCTTTAGTAGAAGGAGCTAACAGCTCAGATACTACTGTTGGTGAGCCTACTCTACGCTCTAACGTCTCCCAGATCATCGGTGAGTCATTCAAGATTGCAGCAACAGTTGACGCAATTAAGACTCATGGCCGTGCTAAAGAAACTGCTTACGCTCTGGCCAAGACCCTAAAAGCAATCAAGCTCGATGTAGAAAAAGCGATGGTAGGCGTGGACCAGGCAGCAGTCGCTGGCGGTGCTTCTACAGCTCGGAAAATGGCATCAGCTACTCAGATGATTTCTACTGCTTTAGACGCCGGTACCAACTCTACCGATGCTCTTACAGAAGCCAAGCTACTAGCTTTACATCAGACTTGTTACGAAAACGGTAGTGATCCATCGGTACTAATGGTCAAGCCAGCAGATGCTTCAATCATCTCAGGTTTCACCACTGCATCATCACGTACTCGTGACTTTGGTCAGAGCAAGACCCTGACCTCCGCTATTGAAGTGCTCGTAACTCCATTTGGTACGATCCGAGTTCTTATCAACAGAAATCAACTTTCGACCCACGCTCTGTTGGTTGATCCCAGCATGTGGAAGCAGTGTACCTTGCGTCCATTCACTCGCACTCTGTTAGCCAAGAATGGCGATGCGGACCACCATTTTGTAGTTGGTGAGACTTCTTTGAAGCACTCATCATTTGCAAGCTGTGGAATGATCACTGGCCTGTCTTAAGGCTAGTTAAGTAGTTTTGGGGGTATCGTGGTACGAAGAAGGTTTTTCTCTCCTTACTTCTTTTTGCTGCGGTATCCCCATTTTATTTTAAGGAGAACCCATGATAGACCAAGAAACAGAAAGTCCAATTATTCATGATGTGCAGAATGTAGTACTGCAGGATAACGATGAAAACAATTTTACTATCCAGCACTCTCAGCACATTGACCAATCGTTCCTGGATAACATTCGGGAAACTAGAGAAAACTCTTTGAGCCAACAAGAAGCTGAGTACATGTCTGTCGCTAGTATTCCAGTAGCAGTCCATGAGCAATGGTTACGTGAAGGGTTTGACCTCATGACTGAGCCAGCTCATGCAATTGTTGCCCGGCTTAAACAAGA